GGAATATGTTTCCGGGGCTGTTTTGATGTGGTGGAGCCGAGGGGAATCGAACCCCGGTAGCAAAACCGTAAAGCTGTTGCTATTCTAATGAAAATCTATTTCTGTGTCAAACGGCGTGTCAAATTGCGTTCTTTTATTGCCTCATCGGAAAAGTAGTTGCAGAACTGCCACGACTTGTCCGCGATGTCCTTTTCTGCCAGATGCGTGTAGATGTTGTGCATCGTGGACAGATCATTCCAGCCGCCGATTTTTGCCGCTATCATCTCCGGCATTTGCAGGTGATAAGCCAATGACGCGAAGCTGTGCCGCAGCCCGTGGAGATCAACAACTGTAACGCCAGCGGCCTGACAGACTTTCTTTACCAGCGTGAGGGCGTAATCTCCGGTCATGCGCACAACCGCCCCCTGCCGCTCTGGCTCTCTCAGTAGAGCGTCCCGCAGCGGCGGAATGATCGGCACCGACCGCCTGGATTTGTCCGTTTTGTTTTGCTTCTTCGACACCATCCCGTCCGAGCCGCGAACGATTGCACCGCGAACATATAGTACGCTGTTATCCAAATCCACGTTATCCCACGTCAAGGCCAGCATTTCCGACCGGCGGAGACTGGACAGGCACAGCAGCGCCGGGATTTCTACGGGTGCGCCCTTTACAGATTCAACGAACCTGTCTATTTCATCCGGTGCCAGATACGCCCGTTCGTGATGCTCGTCCGGGTAAAGCATGACCTCCGGGCGGGGCGCCCCTGCGGCAACGATGCAGGCGGAAAAGAACATCCACCCGTTTTTGATGTATTTGGGGGATTTTCCCGCCTGACGCTCTGCGCGAATTGCCGCTTGCCATTGACTGTCAGAAACGGCGAAAATGTTCTTCTTCATCATCGACTGGAACATAGCCCGTTTGAATTTCTCGTACCCCGCGATTGTGGAGGGAGACAGGAAGCCTTTTTTGCTGTCGATGTATTTTTTTACGGCTGTTTCCACCGTGATGTTCTTGCCGGATGCCCCGGCCTGTGCTTCGATAACTCCGTTTTTCAGCGCCAGGTACTCAGCGGCGCATTCGTCGTAGGTGTCTTTCGTTATGGATACTGTGCGGCCGTCAATATAGATTCTTGTTCGCCACGACCCTGACGGGAGTTGTTTAATAGCCGGGAGTTTTACCCCCGGCTCTTTTTTCTTTCTTCCCATAGCGTATCCCTCTTTTTTGATAATTTGCTTACAGTGAAGTGCAGAAGGCCGAACAGCAGTACAATAACAGCCGCCGCACCTGCCCACACGACCGGAGAAACATCGTCAGAACGTATCAGCCCCCGGTCTGGCACCCGGCTATCCAGAATCACATAGATTGCCCACACAAATGTCAGCGTAATGCAAACGCCGCACAGCCCGTACACAAGGATTTTGTATGAGCTGCGGACATTCTTTATTTCTGCATTTTGCTTGCTGATGCGGTCATCTCTGGCCGCGACACCGGCCTCCATAATGCGGCTCCTGTCCAGTAGGCGGTCTATCGCCGCGTCCTTCTCGGCAATTATCTCGTCCTTGTATGCTATCTCCTGCCGGAGCTGGTCTATTTCCGCCTGATCTCCGCTTGGGTGAACACCTGCAACGGAATCCATTGACACGTCCATAGCGGCGCACAGCGCGGCGATATGGAAAAATCCGGGGTTCGATACGGCACCGGAAAGAATCCGGCTTGTGGTGGCGATGGGAACGCCGGACACGTCAGAAAGCTGCTGGTTCGTCAGATGATTCCTGAATTTCTCGTCTTTCAGCCTTTCCGGGAGGGCATCGAAATTCGGCTGCATTTCCTCGATGAATGTTTGGCCTGTATTTGAATCCATAATTCGCCCTCCTATTAAATTCAAATTTGATTCCGGATTATGCATATTTGATTCTGGTTGAATCAAATGTGTGGTTTACTTTTCCATGCTGAAAATGCTATGGTGATATTGCAACCGGCAAGGGACACACCATTCCGGCGGCAAGCCCCGTCACCTTGTGGCACGGGTGGCGGGGCATATTCAACAAAGTTCCCGCTCTAATTTTTCGGCATGGTATACACGATCATATTTCCCTGCCTTGTTCGGACGCAAATTGCTTCAAGAATTGATAGTTCCTCGTGTTCTGGGTTTTCATTCTCCGATACCCGGAAAGCGACTTAGGACACTTTCCGGGAATATGTTTTTTTAGCCAAAAAAAGTTGCGAGCGTCATTACCACGTTTTGTTTCATATTCTATCATGTTGTCGTCCATATCTTTTTCGGCTTCGGATTTCAACGCTTGTTCTGCCAGGTAAGCCCGTGATTTTTCTTTTGCAGCTCGCGTACGATCGTCAACGAAAGGGCGCTTGCTAAAAACCGAAATATTTAATGCATATAGCCTATTTCGCAATGGGTGGCACGAAAGTGTGTAGTCTAAATGCGGGTCATCAACTCCGTCAATATATGGATAAAATACATGACTACAACCGGGATGAACTCGCCCAGTCTCGTAAAAGAAGCCGGGGATTTTTGGAAACTTTAGACTCTTGCCAGATATAGAGTAAACACGCCCCTGATATTTTGCACATTCTGGGCAGGTTACGTTGTGAACACTCATTATGACAAAATCTGTCTTGAGGTTCTTGGCAGACGCGATTGCCTCCTGAAAAATATACTTATCAAGAATGTCTCTTTGCTCTTGACAGTATCTGTCAACATATTCTTTTTCCGCAATAGCCTCATCAACCTGACCGTCCCGTGCTAGAATGCGGACAAGAGGGTAAAGCTCTTGCTTTTGTATTCGAGTTCCATAATCAAGTATCGCAAGTTCGCTGGACTTGCTCATGCAGGCAACAGCCAGCCTCATGCGCCCGTTTTTCTCATGCTCATACGCCTTCCTGCGCAATATGTAATATAATTGGCCTGTCACACCCGTTGTAAACGGGCAACGAAGACCTTTTTGAACTGGGATTTTGTTAATGCCATTAATACTGTTTAGATCGTAATGGGCTTCAATCCAATCACTTTCGGCTTGGCGCATCTTCTGATAATTGTCTTGCGGATTTGCGAGAGCGTCATATTGCCCTAATACCGGCGAGACTTCTGAAAATTCGATCTGCTTGTCACATTTTTCTGTGCGCTTTAAGAAGAGATTCTTAACAATGCCGGGAAATTTTCCATTAAAAGCATTCACGAAACTCACCACCGACTTTTTTGTTATAGTGGGTGCCTTTTCACATAGAATCCACAGAAAAATAATACCACGCTCAGAAAATAATTTCAACGGAGAGAAAAATTTTTGTGCATTTTTCTAATTAGTCCGGTTTATTGGACACATGACGTGCTATTATACGCTACGTAATCAAACAAACGTTTATAAATATATAGCGGGGGGACAAAACATGAAGGAAAGAGAAGAACTGAAACGGCTTATATCGGAAATGAACGACGCGCAATTTGAATGGTTCATTTCTCAAATGCGGCGTGTGCTATCTGAAGAAGCCGCCGCACCTGATCGTCAGAAAGCGAATCGACAAAATCATACATAGCTTTCTTGGCTTCGGACAGCTCGCCGGAATCGGCGGGCTGTTCATCATCTATTAGGTAGGATGGAGCAACCCCGAAAATTTTTGCAATCTCTTTAATCTTTGATGTAGGAATTGATTCCACACGCCCACACTCCCACTTGCTCACGGCGTTCACTTGAACGCCCAGCCGCGCCCCTAATTCCGTTTGCGTCATGCCGAGCCGTTTCCGGTGGAAGCGGATTTTGTCTCCAAGTGTCATGTATTACCCCCCTTTCATATGGCTATCTTGATAATAGCAAAAAAAGTTGATAAAGTCAATAAAAATATCTTGACAAATAGAAAAGAGCGTGTATAATGAAATTATCTTGAAAAGGTGAATCCGAAAGGAGGGGAAAAAATGAATAGCAATTTGCTAAAAGGCGAAATACGAGCGAAGGCAATGACCCAAGAGAATGTTGCCCGCAGTATCGGTGTCAGTTTGTCTAGGTTTAACGCCAAATTGAACGGAACTGGTGGAGCGGAATTCTCGCTTGGCGAAGTTCGCAGCATAAAGTCTATTCTCGATCTTTCTGCTGAGCAAGTTGACCACATTTTTTTTGAACCATAATTATCTTGAAAAGGTGAATCTTGATGGGACAAGCCTAGAAGGGGGTGAAAAAATGAAAAATTATCTATTCCCCAGAGGGTGTGATTCAGCACGTGTAATCCACGTCATTGAAACACGGTCTGCGCGCGGGTCTGGTGCAGTGGATCAGCCGACACGGGTTGTCGTGGAATACTGGTCTTTGGCCGGGGAGAAGCTGGCAGAGCGCGATACCTATTTGCAGGGGATGGCTTCGGCTTCCTCGAAAGCAAGTTCCGATTCTACGTAATTCAGCATGGCCTTTATGAAGCGTTTCATATCTTCAATGCCGAGATCGTCGTGCTTTCTTACATAGTGCGTTTCGCCGTTTCCAATCCATGCCGACCGCTCAGCGAGAACCTTGAGCCTTTGGTCTTCCAGCTTTTTGATGCACGAACCGAGCGGCTCCGCGAGTATCTTATCGGTATTATCTGGATTCTTATGCCGCAAATAGTCCTTTACCAAAAACTCCAGGGCTTTTCGATAGCCAACCCCGCAGATGCGATACAACCGTTGAGATTCGGCAATTTCCGCCTGCGCATAGGTCTCAACGAAGTCCGGTGAAAGCTGCTGCACGTCGCCTGAAAATTTGTTTATGTTAGGCGTGTAAGGGACAGAGTACGAGGCAGAATCGAAATCTGCAAAGCCAGGAACGGGGCGACTTGTACTTTCCTGAAAAGCGCTTAAAAAGACCTGATTGCACCTTTTGCACAGGGAAAGAAGGTACAGCGTGCATTTCCCATCAGAAGGGCTGTCGGGCTGAACGTAGTAAGCGCATAATGCCTTCGGCTCAATCGCGAAATGGCATGACGGGCATTCGGTAACCTCCTGATACGTGCAGCGCAATAAATACGATTCGCCCGGATACTCCGCGCTAGATGCTTTTATACTCTTTTTGCCCATAAGACCGCCTCTTTCTGTTTTTTCTTCCAGAATAGCACAGCGAGGGGCAATATGCAATAAAAAAGACATGAATAAACGAATTGTAGATTATACGGGAGGAGATGATGAAATGCCAAGAATCCGGCAGTATGCCGAGCGCTACGCAGTGGAGGATTTCTGGAAGGAGATCGACCGCAGATGCCCCGACGCGGGGGTTCAGAGCAATAACAACGCCGCGCTTGCCCGGGCGGTCGGCACGGCAGACGTGACCATCGGAGTATACAAGCAAGACCCCGGAAAGATGCAGCTGAAAACACTGTCCCGGTTTGTGGCGGCACTGAAACCCGACCCGGGCGTAATCCTCCGGCTACTGGGGTATTCGGAAAAAGAAATCCGGGCGTTTGCAAGGGAATGGCAGTGATTTGAAATCTACGGCAGAATGCCGAAATTGAAAGGAGTTATTTATGGCGAAATACAAAGCGATGGATAGGGTGCGGATTGTGAGCAAGAGGCCGCAGAAGGACTGGAACCCTGATATGGACAAGTATCTGGGAAAGACCGCGACGATCATAAAATCCGGAATCAACGATAACGGAGTTTACTATTACATAGAGGAGGATCGCGACGATTTTCTTGGGCATTGGTTCTGGTACGAAGACATGATCGCTGGCCTTGTGGAGCCTGCGCGGGAACCCTACACCGTTGAACTCCGCTTTGACGGGATGATTACCACGGCCACGCTGAAACGGGGCGGGCGGGACGTGAAGACCGCAGAAGCCCGGTGCAATCCGAAGGATACCTACAGCAGAGCGGAGGGCGCAAGGGTCGCCGTTGAGCGGCTTTTTGAGAAGAAGCGCAAGGAGGACAAGCCCAAAGAGAGCAAGCGTGAACAGGGCAAGCCCAAGGTTGGAGACAAGTTTGTGGTTGTACAGAAACGCTATACCCCGCATCATAGCTTTGCAATAGGGGATATTGTTACGCTGGAAGCAATAAGCGCTATTGGTAATCTCTATTGTCTCGGGGTGAAATTCCAGTTCGTGGATGACCGGGATTTGAAGCCTTACAAGGAGAAATCCAAATGATGCCGAACGAGGTTGCCCAGCTTCGCACCATGGCGGAGATGAACCGCCGTTTACGCCGGGAAAATGACCGGCTGCGGGAATCCCTTTTGATGGAATCGAAGGAAAGCAAGGCGTTTGACGACGAAAATGTGGAGCTTTTCGACGTAGTCCACCGAAATCATCAGGTCAGGGGGTGAGGATATGGCAAGCAGGAATAAACCCGTGGATGCCCGGTGGGAGCCGGTGCCGGAGAACCGGAAGCCGTTCAATATCAGGGAATGCGTTTTCCGTGTTTGCCCCTATGCGGGGCTGAATCTGGCGCTTTTCTGGTGGCAGCAGGCCGATTTGCTGGCAGACAAGGCGGCAGTCCCCGCAATGTGGGTATGCGCTATCCTGATGGGTGCCGGTATCGGACGTTGCATCAGAGGGCGATAAAGGATACACATCTTAAAAACAGGAGGATTTCTAATGTACGATCCAAAATCAATTTTGCAGATGGCAAGGGGCGCGTTTCAGGAGCGCGTGGATTTGGAGATGGCGAAAGTCATTGATAATATCCTTGACCCCAACACCAAACCGACGCAGAAACGAAAGCTGACGCTCACAATCGAGTTTACACCGGACGATGATCGGCAGAACATCGGTGTCAGCGTTGCGGTAAAATCAGCACTTGCGCCTACTACGCCCGCGAGAACAACCCTTTGGGTTGCTGGGGATGACAGCACTGGAGAGTGCCAGGTTGTCGAAATGGTGCCCCAGGTTCCGGGGCAGATGTCCATGGACGGAGAAGAGCAGGAAGCCCCCGCGTCTCTGAAAATAATCAAAATGGCCTGATAGGAGGAAAAACAATGTTGAAAGAAGCAATCGAAAAAATTCAGGAACTATGTGCGCCGCACCTGTTCACGTCCGGAAACCATGATTTCATTGCGGACGCAGAAGGTAGCTATGCCGAGGTGAAGCCTGATCTGGAAATTGTAGATAATATCCAGCTTTCCAGCCTCGACGCCATGGTAGCGTTTGTAAAAACGGAGGCGGTACAGAGGTACAGCACCGTTTATATCACGATTCCCGATCACAAAACGGTAAAGTGCTTCACCCATCCATCTGCGGAGCTGCGTAACAACCGCGAGTACCCGTATACTGCAAATGCGACCGATGTTCCCGGCTGGAATGAGAAGGTATCCTTGCCGTTTGAAGAGGCATTGATCGCTCTGCGCACAAGATTCCAGCCCACGGCGGATACGGAGTATGCCTTGAAACTGCTATCCGATATCACCACCGGGAGCAAAGTCACGTACAACGACAATGGCGTTGCTACCAGCGTTGTCACCAAGAAGGGCATCGACCTTCAATCCAATGCGTCCATCCGACCCATTATCAAGTTACGGCCTTACCGCACGTTCCAGGAGGTTGAGCAGCCGGAATCTCAATTTCTCATTCGTATCAACGAAAGAAACATTTCTTTCATTGAAGCCGACGGTGGCATGTGGAAGCTTTCCGCCCGGAATACGGTAAAGAAATACTTGGAAAAGGCGCTGGAATCCGAAATTCAGAGCGGGCACGTCGTGGTTGTTCTTTGATAGAAAAAGCCGGCCCCGATGTTACAGCACCGGGGACGGCAAGCGATATAAAAACTCTTCCATTTACAGTATATCAAATGGAGAAAGGAAAGTCAATGGATGATGTTGGTGTGAATCCGGATTACGATTATCTGTACGATTCCCAGGCAACGGACGAGAAAAGGCCGGTGTGCATCTGCTGCGGAAGAACCGTGGGGCACAAATACTGGAAAATCCGGGACGATGCCATTTGCGACCTCTGCATGGACAGCCGGGAGGAATGGCGGGAGATTTCCTATGATTGAGGTGGATTATGGCGGATAAAAAAAGCTGCCTGTGGTACGAGAAAGCCACGGCAAGCATTTATTTCCCGGAGGGGCATGTGTGCTGTGACCTCTGCCCGTGTATGGAAACATACGCCCGGAAGCAGTGCCGGTTGACCGGGGAGTATCTGCTGGATACAAGAGCGACAGTTGGGTATGAATGCCCGCTGGAATTTAAGGAGGAAGACGATGGCAAGAATGTTTCGGTTTCTGACCGCTGACGAGATTGAGGTCAAGATCAAACAGGTCAAGGAAAATGGTCTGGTGTGTCTGCTGTACAAGACGGCAAGGACGGATATGGACTTGCTGGACGAGACGGTAGGCGCGGGCAACTGGACGAACGACTACAAGGAGATCAAGGGCAATCTCTACGCCGGTATCGGGATTATCCAGGAGAACGGCGGTATTCAATGGAAATGGGACTGCGGTATCGAAAGCCGCGAGGACGAGGAAGGCAACCAGAAAAAAGGCGAGGCAAGCGACGCCTTCAAGCGTGCCGGGTTCCGCTGGGGTATCGGAAGAGAACTGTATACGTCCCCGTTTGTATGGATTCCCAACAACAAGGCGGAGATCAAGGCATCGTCCTTCAACGGAAAGACCAGGTTCAACTGCTACGACAAGTTCAGCGTTGAGAAAATCGCCTATGACGAGAAGACCGGGCGGATCACCGGACTTGCAATCCGCAACGACACAAAGAACCTTCGGGCGTTTGTGTGGCAGCAATCATGACGGAGCTTACATTTACCGAGGCCAAGCTTGAGGGCGGCTGGCTGATGGTCAAGCCCTCCCGTTCTGAGTTGGGCAAGGCAATGGCCTTTATCCGAAAGATGAAGGCCGCGCCCTACGACTTATCCCTGAAAGAGCACCGGGAAAAGCGGAGCCTGGACGCAAACGCCTATGCCTGGGTACTGATTCACAAGCTTGCCGCCGCTATGGGGATTCCCCCGGTAGAGGTATACCGGAACGCCATTCGGGGCGTGGGAGACAATTACACGCCCATGTGCGTCCGGGAGCAGGATGTGGAGCGCTTCACACGGAGCTGGCAGAAAAACGGCCTTGGATGGCTGGTGGACAGCCTGGGCGCGTCTCAGGTGCCTGGGTGCCGGAACCTGGCGGCATACCACGGTTCCAGCACCTACGATACCAAACAGATGGCGCGGCTGATCGATAATCTGATTCAGGACTGCAAGGCGCTGGACATTGAAACCCTGCCCCCGGACAAGCTGGAACTGCTCAAGGAGGAATGGCGTTGAGGAAGGACACCAAAGCGAGGGATTTCACCCGGGTCGAGAAAATGGCGATTTCCCAGCGTGACAGCATTGACGGCTGGACGTGCTGCGTATTCTGCGGCGCTCCCGCCCCTACCCCTCTGGCATGGAGCAACGCCCACTACATATCCCGGGCGCAGGGAGGGCTTGGCATTGCCCAGAACGGGCTTACCCTCTGCCCCAGATGCCACAACCGGTACGACCAGACCACGGCAAGAATGGAAATGAGGGCGTATTTCCGGGAGTACCTGATGGGCATTTATTCCGGCTGGAACGAAAACGATCTGATTTACAGGAAGGAGAACACATGAATAATTGTCAATTTGTCGGGCGGCTCACCGCCGACCCGGAGCTGAGAAGAACCCAGGAGGGGACGGCGGTTTGCTCCTACAGCCTTGCCGTCAAGCGGCCGATGGCGAAAGACGTCACCGATTTTCTGGACTTCGTCACGTGGCGGCAGGGGGCTGAGTACCTGACGCAGTACGGCCATAAGGGCGATATCGTAGCCGCCTCCGGAGCGCTGCAAGCAAGGGACTGGACGGACAAGAACGGGAACAAGCGCCGGGCGTTCGAGGTGGTGACCACAAGCGTTGAGCTGCTTTCCAGTAAGCGCAATTCTCAGGACACCACCAATACCGGAACGGCGCAAAACGCCGGATACGGGCAGCCCAGCGTCCCACAGCAGACGAACCGGGGCAACGGATACAGTCAGCAGGGGTTCGGAGGATATCAGGAGATCACCGAAGACGACCCCGCCTTGCCGTTCTAGGCCGGAAAATCAATAGGAAGGAGCGAAAACGTGACGATTGAATTTACGGTTCCCGGCGTTCCGCAAGGGAAGGAGCGCCCCCGCTTCACCCAGAACGGTGAGACATACACCCCGAAGAAAACGAAGGACTATGAAAAGCTGGTGGCATGGGCATACCAGTGCGAAGCCCACGGGGCAAAGTTCACAGGCACTATCCGGGTTGACATTGCGGCAATCTACCCCGTTCCCCATTCGTGGAGCAAGCGCAAGCAGGCCGAAGCGATTGACAATCGGATTCTTCCCATGGTGAAACCCGACTGGGACAACATAGGAAAGATTGTGTGTGATGCCCTGAACGGTATCGCCTACAAGGATGATGCAGCTATCACAGACGCCACAGTCTGCAAGAGGTACGGCACCCGCCCATGCGTGGCGGTTCGCCTCACCGGAGAGGAGGCACCCCGTGACACAGTGTGAGCGTATCCTGCGGCATTTGCAAGACTATGGGAGTATCACCCAAGCCGAGGCCGTTACCGAGTACGGCTGTTACCGGCTGGGTGCTAGAATTTGGGATTTGAAAGCGCAGGGCGTACCCATTAAGAGCGAAACCGTCACCGGAAAGAACCGGTACGGGGAGCGGACGTGCTTCGCGCGGTACTCCATCATTAAAGAGGATTAGATAATGGCGATTGAATATTTCTGCGCTTATCACAGTTATCTGGACAGTATGGAGGAACTGAATGACACGGAGAGGGGGAGGCTTTTCACGGCTTGCCTAATATACAGCAAGACGGGCGAAGCACCGCAACTCCGTGGTAATGAAAGATTCGTATTTCCAACTTTGAAAGCACAGATAGACCGAGATAAGGCAACATACGACAGCCGGTGTAAGAAAAACTCCGATAACATCCGAAAACGATGGAATACGGACGTATACGACGGCGAACAACCGTGTACGAATGATACCAAGACAAAGGAAAAGGAAAAGACAAAGACAAAGGAAAAGGCAAAGGATAATATACCTCCTTCGGAGGTTTGCGGCGAGCTGCCGAGCAGCCCCCCGCCTGCGGCGGTGCTTCCGCTGGTTGACGGCACGGATTTTGAGATTTCCGTGGAGATGGTTGCCGAGTTGTCCGGCCTGTATCCCGCCGTGGATGTAGCTCAGCAGTTGCGGAGTATGCGTGGCTGGCTTCTGGCAAATCCCAAAAACAGGAAAACAAAAGCCGGGATCATGCGCTTTGTCAACTCCTGGCTCTCCAGGGAGCAGAATTCGGCTAGACCTGCGGCAAACCAGAAGCCGGGCGGCTATACCAGCGGCGTTGACCGTCTGGCGGAGATGTACAGGGAGGAATTTGGGAATGGATAAACAGGAAGCGTACCAGATTCTCACGCTTTTACAGGCAAATTATCCCGATTCTTTCCGGGGGATGTCCAAAGAGGCGGCAAACGTGAAAGTCAATCTTTGGGCGGATATGTTCTCCGAGGAGCCATTTGAGGCCGTTGCCGCCGCTGCAAAAGCGTACATAGCCACGGACACCGGCGGCTTTATGCCAACCATCGGGAAGCTGAAAGATATGCTCCATCGGATGCAGTCGCCCCAGCAGATGACGCAGATGGAGGCATGGGGGTTGGTTGCCGGTGCGCTGAGAAACAGCGTATACGGCGCTGATGACGAGTTTCGGAAGCTGCCTCCGGCGGTACAGCGGACGGTGGGAAGCCCAGCCCAGCTCAAGGAATGGGCGCTGATGGACGCAGAAACGGTGCAGTCCGTGGTTGCATCGAATTTCCAGAGATCGTTCCAAGTGTGCCAGAAGCGGGAGGACGATTACCAGAAGCTCCCCGGAGCGGTAAAGAGCTTTATCGCCGAGATGGCCGGGAAGATGGAATTTGAAAAGCTACCGGAAGGCGGTGGAGTATGAAAAACGAAGTAGGCGGGGAAAAGGAACGCCCCGGCCAGTACATCGATTCGGAAAGCCCCTTTTGCAGGAACTGCACGCGGGACGATTGCCCCACCAACGGGGACGGCTGCAAGGCATGGGAAACGTATTTCATCGAGAACTGGAATAAAAACATCATGAAATCAATTGGGAACCACAAAAAACAACGCCAATTTTTCCGGTACGAACACCCGGACTTGGTGAGAGAGGGGATTGTTTTTGAGCATGAGCAAGGCGAAAATGTACGGCTGTTTCAAGCCGGTGAAGCGGAATTGCACCCCGCCCAGGTGGGGGAAAGCCCCTCGGGGGAATAAAGGAAAACAGAAAGGAAATGGGAAATGAAAGTTCTGATAGCCTGCGAGGAATCGCAAACCGTGTGCAAGGCATTCCGGGCGCGGGGGCATGAAGCCTATTCCTGCGATATTCAGGAGCCGTCCGGCGGGCATCCTGAATGGCACATTTTGGGTGACGCTCTGGAAGCCATCAAGGGCGGCACAATCGTCACCATGGACGGACAGGTGCATAGTGTGGGTCGGTGGGATTTGCTGATTGCACACCCGCCGTGTACCCACTTGTCGGTGTCAGGTGCAAGATGGTTTAAGGAAGGGGTTAAACCTCTCAGTTTGAAATATGAAGCCGCCGCTTTTTTCTTGAAGTTCGCAGAAGCGGATGTTGAAAAAATCGCAATAGAAAATCCGATTTGTGTTATGAGTTCGCTCTATCGCAAACCCGATCAAATCATCAATCCATGGCAATTCGGTCATCCTGAGCAGAAAAAGACGGCCTTGTGGCTTAAAAATCTTCCGCTGTTACAGGAAACGGACAATGTGCATGAGTACATGATGACGCTCCCCGAAAAAGAAAGAGCCAGGATATGGTGGTTGGGTAGCAATCACGCAAAAGAGCGAAGCAAAACATTCCCCGGGATTGCAAAAGCTATGGCCGAACAGTACGGAGGTGACATAAGAGATGAGTTCACGGATGGCATTTCAAGTTGGAGATAGGTTTGGGAAACTTGTGATTTTGAGACAGGACGGCGTACATAAAAAGCCTTGTGGGACGACTGAAAGAAGGTGGCTTTGCAAGTGCGATTGCGGGAACGAGGTTTCTGTACTTGGGCACAATCTTAAAAGTGGAAACACAAAATCTTGTGGATGCCTGCCAAAGCAAAGCAGGCTGCCAAATAATCGAGGAGTTATTAACCATATCATACTCCAATATAAGCGTCACGCGAGAGACAGAGGGCTTGCATGGGGATTATCTTACGAAGATGTCGAGCGCCTCATTCAGCAGCCGTGTTTTTACTGTGGAACAATAAATAGTAATCACAAAGTAACGAAAAATTGCAAAGAGGGATATGACCACAATGGAATAGACCGTACCGACAGTTCAAGAGGATACTTCATTGATAATGTTGTTCCGTGCTGCAAAATATGCAACAGAGCCAAAAACAATATGGATCAAAGGGAATTTATCGAGTGGGCGAGAAAAGTTACAAATCATACAGTTTGTCTACCTATGGCGGAACAGTGGGGATAACACAAGCCCGGGGCAACCCGGGCGGGAAGGAGATAACAATGTTTGCGCTTGAATACAAGCAGCTGTTTATACCCCGGGAGGAGATGACCAAGAACCGCACGTTTCAGGGGCATAGGTGGAAACAGTACGCTCTATGCGCCGAAAAGGAACCGCTAGTACAGATTTTGGCAGAGCAGAAAAGACAAGAGGACTGGAGAATAGTCGAAATGCCAGGGAACATAGAACCGGAGGGATGAACCATGGACGAAGTCAAATTGAAGCCCTGCCCGTTTTGCGGCACCTATGGTCAGGTGCAGCGGTCAGGAAAAATGTGGTTTGTCGAGTGCGTCAATGATACCACATCGTGCCCTGTAAATCCATGGACTGGGTATTTCAAAAACAAATATGAAGCAATTAAGGTCTGGAACCGGAGGGCTGACAATGGCTAAAGCTGTACTTATCAGCATCCGCCCGGAGTGGGTGGAGAAGATTGCCAACGGGCGGAAGACAATCGAGGTTCGCAAGACAAAACCATATTTGGAAACGCCTTTCAAGTGCTATATATACTGCACAAACACAAGGCCGTTCCTTGTGTGGGGCGATGTTTTCCGGGGTGATTGGTGTACGGAGTTTACCCGTCTTTCGGGGTATGGCAGAGCAGAAGCAGACAGAATCTGGGATGTTTTCAACGGCCATGTTGCCGGAGAGTTCACATGTGACAACATAGCAACGTACAACTACGATTACTGCCCGCACCCGGAAATCGGAATGGATTACGACTGCGGTGATAGTTGGTGGGAGATTGCCGACGAGGATTTGAAATCTGCATGTCTGACAGAGAAAGAATTTCGGTATTATGCGTTCGGAAGGGAGGCAATGTACGGCTGGCACATTTCCAAGTTGCAAATCTACGATACGCCGAAACCGCTGAGCGCGTTCAAGGGGCTATGTAAAATTGAGGTTGGGTGTGGGGAATGCCCTTATTACAACTACACCAAAATGGAATGTGATGGCCGGACAATTAAACGCCCGCCCCAGAGTTGGTGCTATGTGGAGGAATTGAAATGAGTGATTACATCAGCCGGGAGGCGGCGAGTGTGGTAATCGAAGGTGAGCAAAAGAAGCTATGCCCAGCTGGATTATGGGGCAGAAAGTTTGCAGCCGATGCAGATGAGTACGATATGTTGCAGGAAATGTTGGATAAACTTGAAGCGATTCCCGCCGCCGATGTGGAGCCGGTGCGGCATGGGGAATGGCGACTTGTTCGCAGAATGGCAGCTTGTGGGGAATACGAATGCTCCGTGTGTGGCCGCATTGAGACATTTGGTTGCTTTAACAAGCCAGAGAATAATCCATATTGCCATTGCGGCGCAAAAATGGAATTGGAGGATGATCATGAAAATTGACCGAGCAATTGAAATTCTGAACCCGGAACACCGGGAGCATTACGAAAGTATAGACCCCGTGAATGAGGCTTGCCGGATGGGCATGGAGGCGTTGGAACGGCAAAGGTGGATTCCGTGCAGCGAGAGGTTGCCGGAGGAACTTGAGCCTGTAAATGTGGTGTGGATAAATCACAACCCAGCGCCGTACTACCGGTACATGAAGGACGTTCCGCAAAAAGCGACTGCTGTCTATTACAGGGAGGCTTGGTATTGGTGGTCGAGTGTTTGCGAAGATTTGCTTGCAGAGCACGGCGTGAACGAAACAGATCAGGTGGATGACGATGTTGAAATCACCCACTGGATGCCGCTTCCAGAATTGCCGAAGGAGGAAAACGATGAAAGTTGAACGAGCAATTGAAATTCTGAACCCGGAACACCGGGAGCATTACGACGGAATGGACGAGGTGAACGAAGCCTGCCGGATGGGCATGGAGGCGTTGGAGCGGATGAGGTGGATTCCGTGCAGCGAGAGGCTGCCGGATTTGAAACCCCAAAAAGCAGGAATAGGACTGGATTACACTTACAGCGATGCGGTCTATGTTTGGACTACTGGGGGGAAGGCCATGACTGGCATCTGGGATGGAATCACTTGGATTGCTCCATTCCCTTTCTGGGATGCGTGGGATGAGCGGATTACCCACTGGAAGCCTATCTATCCGCCGAAGGGGTGACGGGAAGTGACAGACTGCTTCAATTACCAATGCTTGTGCAGAGGGGGGGAACGAGAGCAAGCCTCCCTACAAGTGCGAGTGCGTGGCTTGCCCCAACAGGGTTACAGAATCACATATTATCATGAGCAACCGAACGCTGGTGCAAGAAGAAATTAAATATCTTACGAAAAATGGAGGTATTGGGAATGAGTGAAAGACAAGAACACCGTCAGCGCCTTAACGCTAGAATTGCTTACGCCGCCGCTATTGAGCGGTGGGCGAAGAATCAGCCGCCACGCATTCGGTTCTTTGCCGTCAGACGCTGGCTGAAAGAGATGCCACGGAGGGAGGATTTTTATGCGGCTGATTGACGCTGATACCATCAAGCAAAGAATAATAGCATTTTGCACAGGATGGAGAACCACGTATCTGACAGTGGAAAACATTGTGATGCTGATAAACCGGACTGATACAGTGGATGCCGTCCCCGTGGTAAGGTGCAAGGATTGCGATGAGTTTGAGCAAAAAGGTAAGTATCCAGCCGGGATGCCTGAATATCCGGACGAGATGCCATATGGGTATTGCTATCATTGGGACTACGAGGAGGGCATGCTCCCAAATCAGGTAGACGGCAATGATTTTTGCAGTTATGGGAAGCGAAAGGTGGATGAAAATGGAAGAACATAACGGCTACACGCCACCTGCCAGCTTGAATTTAAGCGACTTCCAGGATGCTATCGGAGATGCCGTAGTACAGGCGATTATAAAAATTGGTATCCGGGTGAATCGGGAAGAACTTCTGAAAGCTCTGAAATATGATAGGGGGCAGTACAAGGCGGGGTATGACGCAGGCTTCGCAGACGGGTTCATTGAAACGCTCCATGTCGTTCGCTGTCGGGACTGCATCCACCGGCAGGGAGACGAGAATCCTATGTGTATGCTGCACACCGAGCCTTACCAAAATGTCAGAGGCTACAAGGGCGAGGCTGTTTGCGTGGAAATGAACGGCTTTTGCAGCTACGGAGAAAGGAAGGAGGAATAAGGATGGTCGCACTTGGAGTGCCAGAAAGCCCACGCCCAGAGAGCCGCTAAAAGGAGATACCGTGACAGGAAAAATAAGGAATTGGAGGTACATGAATAATGGCAGAACAGGATTTCAAATTTGATGATGCGTTGCTCATGAAGACTGCACGCGAGATGCTTGCAAAAAAATTGACCGAAACAGTGAAAGATGTCGCCAAGTCCGGGGAATGGGAGATCCCCACAGTAGAGCAGGAGGAATCTGAACCGGAAAAGGTTATCCGGAGGATGTTTGCGAAATACGCCTACGGCAACGTCCCGGAGTGGTTCGCCTCTGCGGTATCTGCGACGTCCTATGTGCTGTCTGTGGACAAGGGAAAGGGAATTGAGTGTATTTCCGTCTTGCACACGGCAGCGGAACGGGCACCGGCTGAAATTCGGATGACGGCGCAGACAAAGTTGCTTATGATATGCCAAGAAACCGGGATGCTCGGCGGGATTGGGAGTTTTCCTGTTCTCTAGGGGGCAACATGGAGTACAGGGACGGCAGGAAGTATTGCGTCGGGTGCCGGTATTTCTTCGGATACTACGAGGGCAGCCGGTGCTGCAATTACATATTCGTCCGCGGGGGAAAGCGGCCTTGCCCGCCGGGGAAGGATTGTACAGAAAGGAGAAAGAAAACGAAAAACAGGAGACGGAATTTAATATTATAGCTTTATCCCTGTATAGTATATATTAAATATAATCTTATATCTTGTGTGTATTGTGTATATCTATACAGGGATTTAATAAGATATGCAAGGAGGAACGGAATGAACTGGAAGTATGAGGCCATTGAGAAGCTCAAGGAATACAGTGCAAAAAAGCAATCCCTGAAAAGCATCCCCGAGGAAATGGCGCGGCTGGAATCCGCTATGCAGAGTATCCGAAGTGCCACGGCTGACGGTACGCCGGTAAGTGGCGGTGGCTCCGGCCGGGAAGATATGATGCTATCGAATATCGTTCACCGTGAGGAACTGGCGCGTTCGCTGGAACAGGCGAGAAAATGGGTGTCGCTTGTGGATTCCGGGCTTGAAGTCCTCACAGACGATGAGCGGAAGGTGCTGGATAGATTCTACATAAAGCCCGCGAGGGGGAATGTGGACAGGTTGTGCGAAGAATTTGGGATTGAAAAATCTCAGGTTTATGCGCGAAAGGATTCGGCGCTTCACCATTTTACAATTTGCCTGTACGGATGCCCAGAAATTTGAAAAACCGGAAAAAAACCGGAAGATTTTTCAGTTTGAATGTGCTATACTGGTAAAAAAGAAAAAGCGCAAGAGGCTTGGGATTGTTCCTGAGCCTCTTTTTGCATGGCGCGGCAGGCAGCGAGGCGGGTACCCTCTCCCCAACAGAAGGCCGTTCAAATCGGCCTCGCGCCAATTATTTTGTATGAGCGGTGGTGACACAATGGCATCTGGGAAAAGCCCCTGCGGAAGAAAGCCGCGATACAAGTCTGCGGCAGAGATGCAGGTAAAAATTGACGAATACTTTGAATCTTGCGAGGGCGAGCTTTTGCGAGGGAGCGCCGGGGAGGTCATCACAGACAAATTTGGCCGACCGGTTTACGTTGGCCAGAAGCCGCCTACCGTCACAGGGCTTGCGCTTGCTCTCGGATTTACCGGGAGGCAGGCGCTTTTGAATTATCAGGCGAAACCGGCATTCATGGACACGATATTGCGCGCGAAGGCAAAATGCGAGGCTTACGCCGAGGAAAGACTTTATGATCGTGACGGGGCGAACGGCGCACAGTTCAGTTTGAAATGCAATTTCGGCTGGAACGACAGGCAACCGGCACAAGGTTGGTCTGAGGTGAGTATCATTGACGACGTGTAATCTGTCAAGCCTGATTTCTCCTGCTTTCTATGATTCCCACCGGGCTGTTAAAAACAATGAAATCAATGAGCTTGTGGAGAAAGGCGGGCGCGGCTCGGCAAAGTCTTCATTCGTTTCTGTGGAAGTCATTCTGGAAATGGTGAAGCACAGTCAGTGCCATGCCGTCGTAATGCGGAAGGTAGAAAATACTCTCCGCAGGTCTGTGTATGCACAGATATGCTGGGCGATTGCGGAGCTTGGGCTGGCAAGCAAATTCCGCTGTACGGTATCCCCAATGGAATGCACATTTTTGCAGACGGGGCAGAAAATCCTTTTCTTCGGGATGGATGACCCCGGAAAGCTCAAGTCAATCAAGGTGCCGTTCGGGTATATCGGGATTGCATGGTTTGAAGAGCTTGACCAGTTCGATGGTGCGGAGCAGGTGCGTAATGTGGAGCAGTCTCTTTTCCGAGGCGGCGAATATTCTATGTGCTTCAAGAGCTTTAACCCTCCAGCTACGGCGCGGAACTGGGCAAACCGGTACGCGCTGGAACCAAAGCAGGGAAAGCGTGTACACCACAGCACATACCAGACAACCCCCGCCGATTGGCTGGGGTCTCGCTTCCTGAATGATGCGGAGCATCTGAAAGAAACCAACGAAACAGCTTATCGGCATGAATACCTGGGCGAGGTCGTGGGCAGTGGAACGCAGGTATTCGAAAACCTGAAAATTGAGACTATCAGTGATTACCAGATATCCCAGTTTGATCGCATCCTGAATGGCGTGGACTGGGGATGGTACCCAGACCCGTGGGCATTCAACAGGTGTTACTATGACGCGGCACGGCGGACGCTGTATATTTTTGACGAACTGACTCGCAGACGGACGGGAAACCGGGAGACCGCGGCACTCGTTCTGGAAAGAATCAGCCCGGAGGAAACCGTCATTGCCGATAGCGCGGAAAAGAAGAGCATCGACGATTACCAGTCATACGGTATCCGTTGCCGCGACGCTGAAAAGGGCGCAGGGAGTGTGAACTACTCAATGAAATGGCTGCAATCTTTGGCAGCCATTGTCATTGACCCGGAACGGTGCCCGGATACGGTGACAGAGTTTTCCGAGTATGAATATGAGCGAGACAAGAAGACGGGGGAAGTCTTGCAAGGCTACCCAGATCTTAACAACCACCACATAGACGCGGTTCGGTACGCTACGAACCGGATATGGAAGCGGAGAGGGAAATGAGAAGAATTAAAAGATGGATCGTGGATATGGCACCTATTTGGGCGAAAGCGTCGTTGCAAGCCGATATCAGGACACTTGAAGCGGAAAACCGGCAGCTTCGGGCGGAAGTGGATACTTTGAACGCCTATATACAGGGATTGCAGTATGCAACCCGTGCGCTGCGGCGCATCACGATCAACGCAGGAGGAGAAAAGCGTGATTTATCCGAACAGTGATTATGAAATGGCGTTTCGCGCCGTTGACATGACATCTCCGGAAATGAAAAAGGCCATCCAGAGGTGGCAGGATCTGTATTATGAGAAGGTCGCGACCCCGGATTATGACCCGTGCCAGCGGGTTCCATATACCATCGTCCGTAAACTGACAAAGACGGCATTTTCGGAGTATTCGGCATCCAGCAAAGACGCGTTTGTTTCCGAAATCCTCGACGCGGCAGACGCGAAAAAGAAAAGCGCCATGCAAAAAGCCCTGATCGGCGGAGAAAGCGGCTTAAAGCCCATCCCGACGGGCAGCGGGTTCCGCTTCGCAGTTGTGAGCAGACCGAACATTCTGGTATTTGGCCGGGACGGGGACGGGAACATGACCGACATCGGCATGGCAGAACACAGCATCCGTGAAAGATTCTATTACACGCTGTTGGAGCGGCGCACGGTGGATGACAGCGGGTATCTGACCATTACCAACAGACTGTATCGGTCGAACGACCAGAACAGCCTGGGGCAGGCTGTGGCGCTTACAGAGCTGCCACAGTATGCGGAACTCGCAGAAGAATACACATTTCCTGAGCCGCTGGGAAGCGTCGGCGTTGCATGGCTGAAAACGCCGATTGACAACAGTGTGGACGGGAGCCCCGACGGGGTATCCGTTTATGACGCGGCTGTCGGCCTGATTGAAAATATCAACCGGAACGAGGCGCAGATCAACGGAGAGTTCGAGCGTGGGAAAAGCCGGATTATTGCCAGCGCGGATATGCTGGAGGTTGACGAGGTCGGCGGGCGGAAAAACTTGTCCGCAAGCGTGTTTACCGCAGTGGATGAATCCCCCGACGATATAGGCATCACTATTTTCTCCCCGGCGCTGCGGGAACAGTCGTATCTTGCCAGAAAAACGGAATATCTCCGGAATGTGGAGAACGTGATAGGCTTAAAGCGCGGGCTGCTGTCCGAGGTGGAGGCCGCAGAAAGAACGGCTACCGAGGTGACATCCTCTGAGGGCGACTACAACCTGACGATTATCGACTTCCAGCAGATGTGGGAAAGCGCACTGCGAGAGGCCGTCAGACTGTGCGGCGTTCTGGGGCGGATGTACCGCATACCCGGTGCCCACGACGTGGAAGATGATTCCATTGCCGTGGATTGGGGCAACGGCGTTCTATTCGATGAGGAAAAGACCTGGGCTGACTACAAGGACATGGTCGCGGCGGGGCTGCTGAAACCTGAGATTGCACTCGGGTGGAAATTCAACATGCCCCGGGACACGGAAGCCCAGTTAGCGAAAATTCGGAAGAAGTACATGCCGATAGAATATAGTAACGGAGGGGAGGAATAAGCATGGGAGGTAGAGGAAGCGCCGGCGGCGGACTTGATGCAGGACAGGCCGGGCGTGGGATGAGCCTTTCACGGTTCTTGGCACGGCAAGATATTGTCAGGGCAAATGCAGCATCCGTAACGGATATGGGCGATATTATCAAGCGCACATTTGAACGCGACGCTGCTGAAATCAACGGGCTTAATCTGTCGGATGCCGAAAAGAAGGCTGCAGTAAAACAGATGGCGTCGCTTGCAACAACCGCACTTAAAACGGCGGCGGGAGCGGTCAACCCATATGCAAGTGGCCCTGCACGGCTTACGACGGCGCAGAAAACAGGAAGTGCCGCAGATAGGGCAGCAAGGGCGCGTGGCGAAATGGATAGCTATATGCGGAAGTTGCGCGAACAGTCTAGCAAAAATAGAAAAGCGGCAGAAAACAAATCGTTTTCCAATGCGTTCGTTTCAGCGCAAAAATCCGGCGCTTTGGAAGTTACTGTAAACGGAAAGACATACCGCAGAGCTAACAAGCGCAGCGGCACGTGGAGGCCTGTTTAATGGGTGGACGCGGCGCAAGTAGCGGTATGAGTGACCACAGTAACAAATACGGCAGTCAGTATAAAGCGTTGTTTCAGTCCGGAAATATCAAGTTCGTTCAGAAAAGTTCTAGGACGGCGGAAACGCTGATGGAAACAATGACAAAGGGGCGGGTATATGTCACGGTTGGCGGGAATGACCTGCTGCAAGTCATTTATTTTGACCAGAGCATGAAACGAAATAAAACAATAGACCTTTCCCATACCCACGACGGAAAGAAGCCGCATACCCACCACGGATACAATCACAATGAGAACGATAATTCAAAAGGGTATACAAATTTGACCACCGAGGAGAAAAAGATGGTTGCGAGGGTTAGGAAACTGTGGTATAATAGGCATAGCAAGTGATAGTTTAAGCCGAGGAGAACCGGTGTTTGCCGTGGTTCCGGTGCAAATCCGGATGCTTGCTATGCCGTAAGGTACAGAAATGTATCTTGCGGCATTTTTATTTCCGGAGGGAATGCATGATTAACTTTGAAAATCTGGACAAATTCACATTTCCCGGTGTCGGCAAGTACGGCATACCACAGATTGAGCCTGTCAAGGCGTACCCGGCGGGCGAATTTATCCCGATGAACTATGCCATAAGCTGCAAAAATCCGGAAGGAAAAATTTTGCATTCTTTTGTGGATGATTACCAATTTGCCAGGTTTTGGAATACGCCAGACCGATATATTCCTATGCTGTCTCGGTTCACCGCCGTGTGTGCACCGGATTTTTCTACATACACAGACATGCCACTGGCCATGCAGATTTATAATCACTATCGGAAACACTGGCTTGCGGCGTATTGGCAGGCGCATGGGCTTACAGTATACCCAACAATCAGTTGGAGTGATGAACAATCCTATGATTGGTGCTTCGATGGCGAGCCGGTAGGCGGCGTTGTTGCCGTGTCCAGCGTGGGAACGCAGAACAACAAGGAAGCTAATCGGCTTTTTCTCAAAGGATATGAAGAAATGATGAAGCGATTAGCCCCGTTATTTGTGATTTTTTACGGTAAAGTGCCGCTTGAATGCGATTGGAATGTAATTCGGGTACAGCCGCATTACAAACAGATAGAGAGCAGGAGAAAAGCCAATGCTAACCGCTGACCAGATTGAATCCCTTGGAAATAAGGCACAGCAGCTCATTGCCCCGGTGACAGAGTTCCTGATTCAGGATATTGCAAGGCGAATTGCGGAAGCTGGCCAATTCACCAGCACGGCGGCCTATCAGACATGGAGACTTCAACAGTTGGGTATTTCTCAGCGGCAGTTAAAAAAGGAGCTTCGAAAGCGGCTGAAAGTATCCCACCGGGAGCTTCGGCGGCTGATAGAACAGGCCGGGGAAACCGGATACAGTTATGACATCCGGAAACACCCCTATGTACAGGCGGTGCCATTCCGCAGTAATGAGGTCTTGCAGCAAATTGTGTCTGCAGCGGCGCAGCTGGCCGATTCTGAGCTGGACAATATCACCCAGACAATGGGGGCTGTCATGCCGAATGGCAAGGCTGTGGGGCTTACAGACGCCTACAGACAGGCTTGCGATTTCGCCTTTACGAAGGTTTCCACAGGTGCGCAGGATTACGCCTCTGCCATCCGGGAGGCTACCCGGAATCTGGCAGAAAAGGGGATTGTCACAATCGACTATGAATCCGGCGTTCATACCTCCATGGAAGCCGCTGTCAGGCGTAGCGTTATGGGTGGCCTGGGGTTAATGCAGGAGCAGATCAGCCAGCAGAACCACGTTGATTTCGGCTGTGACGGCTGGGAGATATCCGCTCACGCGGCCAGCGCCCCCGACCATGAGCCGATTCAGGGCAGACAGTACAGTGACGCAGAATACGAGAAACTGAATAACTCCCTTGTGCGGCGTATCGGTACGCTGAACTGCGGCCACGCGGCTTTCCCGATTATTCTGGGTGTTGATTCTCCGCAATACACGCCGGAGGAACTGGACAAATTCAGGAAAGATAACGAAAAAGGCATTGACTACGACGGGAAGCACTACACCACGTATGAGGCTACCCAGCGTCAGCGGCGGCTTGAATCCGCCATCCGGAAGCAGAAACGCAGGATTCTGGTTGATGAGGCCACAGGGGACAAAGAGAACTTACAGCGCGATCAGATCAAGTACCATGTTTTGGATCAGGAATATAAGCGCTTTTCCGAAGCGGCAGGGCTGCGGATGCAGCATGAGCGCATGGAAATGCCCGGGTTTGGTGCAAAACAGGTCAGAAATCAAGTTGATTGAAGCAACTATTCGGGTTTTCCGAACGGTTGCTTTTTTCATACCATTTTTGCCGTGGCAGGCGTAAAACAAGCCGACAGCAGGGGACGCAACCCCCATATAACAAAGCATAGCTGAGAAAGGAAGTATATGAAACGCGAGTTTTTGCAGAATTTCAAGGTAGGAGACCAGCCCCTGAGCAAGGAGATCATTGACGAGATCATGGCAGAGAATGGCCGGGATATCGAAGCTGCTAAGAAGCCTTTTGCTGACTATGACACCATCAAGAGCCAGCTGAGTGAGGCGCAAAAGACCATTTCCGGCTTTAAGGAGCAGGACATCGATACCATCAAGCAGTCCGCTAAGGATTGGGAAAAGAAGTACAACGATGCCATTGCCGAGAGCAACCGGAAGATCGCGGATATGGAATTCTCCCACGCCCTGGATGCCGCCATCACCGGTGCAAAGGGTAAAAGCACCAAGGCAATCCGGGCGCTGCTGGACATCGACACTTTGAGAAGCAGCAAGAACCAGGAAACGGACATTAAGGCCGCTCTGGAAGCCCTCCGGAAGGACAGCGGCTATTTGTTCGATGACGGCAAAATGCCGCCCCCCTATGCCGGGAAGACTGGTACAGGGCAGCAGGAGCCTAACGGCGAACCGACGACCCTAGCCGGTGCGCTCAGGGCAAATTACAACATGAAGTGAAAGGATGATTTTTAACTATGGCAATTACTCTTGCAGAAGCAAAGGTCGGCATGGCCGACAAGGTCGATCAGCAGGTGGTCGACGAGTTCCGGCGCAGTTCTCTGTTGCTGGACAGACTGGTGTTTGATAACGCCATTTCCCCCGGTACCGGCGGTTCTACTCTGACCTACGGTTACATTCAGCTGAAAACCCCCTCTACTGCGGCTGTCCGTGCTATCAACAGCGAATACACCGCAGGCGAGGCGAAGCGAGAGGAAAAGACCGCCAAGGCTGTTATCATGGGCGGTTCCTTCCAGGTCGACCGTGTGATTCAGAGCACCTCCGGAGCCATTGATGAGCTGGCATTCCAGGCGCAGCAGAAGATCAAGGCAACCAGCAACTATTTCCACAATCTGGTGATCAACGGCACCTCCGCCGCGTCCGGCACCGGGTATGTCACGAACACCTTCGACGGCCTGAGAAAGACTCTGGCGGGCACCTCCAACGAGTTCACTACGGACATTGACCTGTCCGATTCCACCAAGCTGGACAGCAACGCCAATGCTTTCGTTGACCAGCTGGATCAGCTGACCCACATGGTGGACGGCGGCGCGTCTCTGCTGCTGATGAACACCGCCATGCTGCTGAAAGTTCGGGCGGCTGCCCGCCGTGCGGGGTATTACGACCGCAAGAAGGACGACTTCGGCAGGGCTGTGGAGTACTTTGGCGATATCCCCATCATGGACGCCGGTATGTACTACAACGGCACCAAGTCCGTGGATGTCATCGACACCTCCACCCCCAGCACCACCGCCGCCGGTACTTCCAGCATTTACGCTGTGAATATCGCCCTGGACGGTTTCCACGGCATTTCCCCCACCGGAACCGGTGTCATCAACAGCTATATGCCCGATCTGAAAGCCCCCGGCGCTGTGAAGAAGGGCGAAGTGGAGCTGGTGGCCGGTGTCGTGCTTAAGAACACGCTCAAGGCGGCGGCGCTGAACGGCATTATCCTGAAGCCAAAGACCGCGTAACGGAAAGGAGACGCCCTGATGATTGACTATGATTTTTACATAAGCAGCTTTCGGGGCGACGCTATCCCCGCAGAGGACTGGAACACGTGTGAAGCCCGTGCGGCGGCACAGCTGGCAAGATACAAGCGCATATACACGGTAAAGGCACCGGAGGAAAACTCCGAAGCCCTTGCCGTGTGCGCCATGGCAGAGGCTATTCACGGCTTTGATCTGATTACCAACGGTGAGGGCGGCGCTGTTCAGTCTGCTTCTATCGGCTCCGTTTCGGTGAGCTATGGCAGCAAGAACGGTGTTGATGTCAGCGCCAAGGGGCAGTCGCGGGAATTGTATCGCTGCGCCTGCCTGTATCTCGATATCTACCGGGGGTGTTAGCTATGGTGAGAATCAAGCGCCGCAGCTGCCCCGTAGACTACCGGCTGTGCAATCAGACGGTCACGGTATACCACCGGGGAGGAGACAAAGTAACCAGAACAGTACACGATAGAGCCTTTTTGGATTACAAGAAAACCGAGAATGTGGACAAGACCGGCAGTAAGGAAGTCAATTCCTTCCTGCTGGTCATTCCCTGTTCGGAGGTGTGTGTTTATCCGGAGGACAAGGTGCTGCTTGGTGCCGGGGAGGAAATCACGGCGGCGCAGTGGCCGTCCTTCATTCCGGTGAAGGTTCCCGGGCTGGTTGTTGTGAAGTACGTTGACCCCAAATACTGGGGCGGCAAGCTGGTTCATGTGGAGGCGGGCGGATGAAAACACGGATAAAGGTTGACATGAAGCCCGTTGACACCATTCTCACAAGGCTTGGCGTGAATAAAACCGGCGATGTGCAGATGCAGCTTACCCGGATAGTGAACAAGCGGATAACGCGGTACATGCCGTTCCGAACCGGTGCGCTTTCCACGAAGCTTAAGTATATCTCAAGCCCGACAGAGATCACGGTTATGGCACCATACGCCCGGTATCAGTACTACGGCAAAGTCATGGTAAATGCCAAAACCGGGAAAGGCCCCGCTTTCATTCCGGGAGTTGGATACCGGTACAGAAAAGGAACCGTGCTGAGAGCGACTGATCGGGATTTGAACTATGACACCACCAAGAACCAGCAGGCGGGACCGTTCTGGGACAGACGCATGATGGCGGCAGAGAAAGACCAAATTGCGCACGACCTACAGGCTTATATCAACAGGAGGAGCGGAATATGACGGCGCTGGAAAAAATCAAGGAATTTCTCGGGCAGTACCCCGGCGCGGATATCTTCCGCGATTTCCATGTTGACTACACAGACCAGATTCCATTCAACGGCGGTGTTTTCCCCTCCGGGCTTGTGGAGGTTTCCAGAACACGGGATATCCTTGGGAACACAACCGTAATCAATCAGTACAATTTCGGGCTGTACTACGTGTTCGAGAAGTCCCCGGGGGATGATACCGGAGCATCTGAAAATGCGGGCTGGGTCATGGACTTTCAGGAGTGGGTGCAGAAAATGTCCGTTATGGGCAATGCCCCCACCTTTGGGGATGACCCGAGGGCGGAGAAAATCACCGCGCAGAACGGCGTTCTGTACGGTGCAGACGAAGAAGGAACGGCAATGTACATGGTACAGCTGTCCGCTCAATTCAAAAAACGATTTATGAGGTGAAATAATGGCAGATTTAGAGTTTAACACCGCACCCGGCCAGACCGTAGACCGTGAGCTGCTGATCGCGTACCTGAACACCGGAACGACCTCTGCTCCTGTGTGGTCGCCGCTTGGTAGCCGCGTCACGGATTCCAGCATGGAATACGACTGGCAGGAGGAATCCAACAAGGATATCCTCGGTACGACCAGAAGCACGATGAAAAAGCCCATCATCACGCAGACCTTTGACCCGTGTGATCTGGACGCCGGAGACGCTGCGGTTCTGAAAATTTGGAACCTGGCTGTCAAGGAGCAGAACGTGGCAGCACTGACCAATCAGGATATGCTGATTGTGCATCTGTACGCCGGTACTAAGGACACGGCGGCCTTTGCAGAGCGCTATAGCGCCTGTATGGTCAAGCCGTCCAGCCTTGGCGGCGAGGGCGGCGGATTTGTTGGAATGCCGATGGACATTACATACGGCGGCGCACGCACGGTAGGTACTGCGGCGGTAAGCGCCGGAACCGTTACGTTCACGGCTGATACCTGATGCAAATACGGGGCGGTGAGAGCCGCCCCGAAATCTTTGGAGGGATATTGTATGAGCAACACCATCAACACCAGCGTTTCCGTTGGGAAACTGAATTTCACTTTCACGGATGAAGACGGAAATGCGTTTTCTTCATTTCGGATGAATCCGGCTGATTTCAGCATTGCCGCACGATGTTCGGAGGTTTCCGAGTATTTCAGCAAGCACGAAGATATTTCTGGCGAAAGCATCGAAGGCATGCTCTTGTTTAACAAGGAATTGGAAGAAAAAATTTGCTATATCTTGGGTTATGATGCAAGAGATAGTATTTTTGGGGAGGTTTCGGCGGCAACGGTTCTCCCGAATGGAGACTTGTTTGCAATGGTTGTTTTGGATACAATCGCAAAAGCTGTCAAGTCTGAATCCGAAAAGCGTGCTAAAAAGTCCGATGACGCGGTAAAAAAGTATACCGCAAAGTATGATGGTGTATGATCTTCCCACCTCACTGCCCGTCGGTGGCGTGAACTACAAGATCCGCAGCGATTTTCGGGCAGTACTTGATATTCTGATTGCCATGAATGACCCAGATTTGGACGATCACGGCAAATCAAATGTTATTTTGAGGATAATGTACCCGGAATGGAGGGCAATCCCGCAAGATGCTTTGCAGGAGGCATTACAGAAAGCGGCCGAGTTTATTGACTGCGGGCAGAAAAGCGACGGGAAAAAGCACCCGTGTATGGTTGACTGGGAACAGGATGCGTCATTGATTATTCCAGCTGTGAACCGTGTAGCAAATATGGAGGTCAGGGCAATCCCTAACCTCCATTGGTGGACGTTTTTCGGCTGGTTTATGGAAATTGGAGATTCCACATTTTCAAACGTGCTCTACATTCGGAGCCAAAAAGCAAAAGGAAAGAAACTGGATAAGGCAACCAGAGAATGGTATGAAAAAAACAGGCGCTTGGTTGATTTGCAGGTAAAAACTACTGGCGAAGAGGAAGACACCCTCAAGCTGTGGGTTGGAGGCGGTAAATCATTCTCTTAGTGGCTCTCCGACGTTATCCCTAAAAACGCCCATAACGATCTTGAAGAAGTTAGGTAGAGCAGCGATTGCCCAGAAAACGATGCAGACCGGTACACGCCCCTCGAAGTCTCCGCCCATTGCATAGAACGACAGCAAGATAAAGATGCCGACAATAAATCTGATGATGCCCTTCTTGATTTTTCCGACGTAGAAATTCTCAATCCCAAAAAGCCCGAGGAATCCGATAACCCACCATTTCAGAGCGGTTTTCTTTTTCTTATCGCTGGTAGCTGTTGCGTACTTTGGCATATTCTATTCCCCCCAAATAAAGTTTACAAGTCAATTAAAGAATATCACGCTTGCGGAAAAGTGTCAAGGAAGACTAGCAGTTTGGCGGGGCGTGAATTTTTATATCACAATGGCGAAGAAGGTGGTAATTTGGCAGACGGTTCCGTTGTAATTTCTGTAGACCTGTCAACGGGTGATGTTGACAAAGAACTTGGCAGGCTGAAAAAGAAAATGCTTCGCCTCGAAGAAGACCTGACAGCTGGTAATATTGCGAAGAACTCTCTTACAGAGAATCTTAAGGCGGCTCAACAAGAACTGACTTCACTACAAAATCAGGCAAAAAAAGGCGTCAACGGCGTTTTCGAAAATTCGCCCGAAAATGTAGAGCGCATACAGGCACTGCAAAATGCAATCGGGTTGCTCCAAACGCAACTTGAAAAGAATAACCGAACGCTTGTAACTACGCAGATGGCACTTGACGGCGTTAAGGCTAGATATTCCGAACTTGCGCAAGAGGCGGGGACTGCAACGCCGAGCATTGGTGAAGAATCTATTCAGGGGTCGGAGCAGGCCGCTACGGGGTTGCAATCCATGATTGCAAGAGTACGTGATACGTTCCACGGGTTGCAAGAGGACGCTGACGTTTTTGAGTCGAAGGCCGAGCTTATCCGCGGTGTATTTAGCGCAATATCCAATATTACGAAAACTGTTGCCAAAACAATGTGGGATATTGCGTCTGGTGCGGTAAAAAAGTTCGCGTCGGCGCTGAAATCCGGGGCATCCAGCATCGGGAAAATGCTTACCGGGAGCAAATCAATTTCAAAATCCTTTGGCGGTTTATATTCCGGCGCAAAAAGGCTCATCCCAGTGCTTCTAGGGGTTAGAGGTGTTATTGGGATACTCCGAAAAGCTGTAAGCGCATTCATGGAGCAGAATCAGCAGCTTTCGAATACGCTTTCAAACGCTTGGTCACAGCTTGGGAATGTATTGGGGCCGATAATCACAAAAGTAGTTAATCTGATAGCCTCCGCAATCGGCTATGTTTCGAAGTTCCTTAGTTTGATAGGATTGACCGGGAAAACCGCCTCGAAGCAAATCAGTAGCGCAGGAAGTGCCGCAAAAAAGGAAACAGATAAGCTGAAAAAACAGCTTATGTCGTTTGACGAGCTTAATGTTCTGAGCGATACAGAAAGAGATTCCGGCGGTGGAGCTGGTGGGTCTGGGGGGGCATTAAATGTTTCGCTGCCGGATTGGGCGCAACTTGTTGCCGAGCAATTGAAAAATGCGCAATTCGCGGATGCTGCGAAGACATTGACAGCTGCGTTAAATGACATGGTCGCGCAGGCGGATTGGACTGGCATTGGAGAAAAAATTGGGAAATCCCTAGATGGAGCAATGACGTTTCTTGCTACCGCAGTTCAGACGTTTGACTGGGCGGGGCTTGGGAGTAGACTTGCGGATAGCGTCAACAGCATAGTTTCAAACGTGGATTGGTCAAATTTAGGCGTGCTTCTGTGGGCGAAATTCAAGATCGCGCTGGAAATGCTTGCCGGATTTCTTACCAATTTGGATATGGCACAACTCGCACAGGCTGCAAGCAACATTGCTATAAGCTTCTTCAACTCTATGTCAGAGACGATTCAAAGCATTGACTGGTTTACCCTTGGTGAGCAGGTCAAAACGTTTCTTGTAAACGTAGACTGGGTCGGTGTCGCCACAGCAGTATTCGAGGCGATTGGCTCCGCTTTTGGCGCATTGACCGCATTTTTGTGGGGGCTTATCCACGACGCTTGGGAAGAAGTAGTGCAGTGGTGGTACGATGTGGCCTACGAGGACGGCGAATTCACATTAGAGGGGCTTTTAGAAGGAATCCTAAATGCAGTGAAAGATATTGGCGCTTGGATATGGAATAATATCTTTAAGCCATTCATTGATGGATTTTGCGCCGCATTTGGCATCCATTCCCCGTCCACCGTTATGGCGGAACAAGGCCGGTATATCATTCAGGGTCTTCTGAATGGTATCACCGAAAAGTGGAAATCCGTTACCACTTGGTTTTCTACTGCGCTTTCTGATATCAAAGATGGAATTGCAAATACATGGGATTCTGTACGCGAAACTACAAGGAACATTTGGGACGGAATTGTTTCTACAATAAAAGGCGCGGTCAATGGCGTAATCGGCGTTATCAACAGAATGATAAGCGCCGTTGTTAACGGCATCAATTCCTTGTTTAATATGCTGAGCTTCAATATCAGCATTCCTGGCATAGGAAATGTTGGGTGGAATCTCCCGCAGTTTACGGCTCCACAGATACCGTACTTGGCGCAGGGCACAGTGATTCCGCCGAATGCCCCATTTATGGCAGTATTGGGCGACCAGAAGCGCGGCACAAACGTTGAAGCCCCTCTGGAAACCATTAAACAGGCCGTTGCGGAGGTGCTTTCGCAGAACGGTTCCGGCGAGGAAATCACGATCAAGTTCACCGGCGACCTTGCGACCCTTGCGCGGGTGCTGACACCTGAGATCACCCGTCAGCAGCGCCGGACACAGCGGGCATTGGGGGTGTAGTATGGCAAAACCATATTTCAAAATCAACGGCGTGGACATCCTCCACCTCACTCAGGAGGGCGGCATAAAATGGCAGCGCAACGATGTGGAAAGCCCCAACACTGGGCGAACCATGGACGCTACCATGCACCGTGGCCGGGTGGCGCAGAAATACCGGGCGGATATCACGTGCATGGATATGAACCGCGCGGAAGAGCTTGCGCTTATGGCGCTGATAAACCCGGAGTTTGTCACAGTGGAAACGAACCTACATCCGCTATACGGGAGCCAGATGGCGCAATATTATTCCAACAACGTTCCCGCTTCGATCTCCTACGTTGACCCCGATACCGGGGAATCGGTATGGACGGGTATCTCCTTCCCGCTGATCGAGCAGTAAGGAGGCAATATGCAGAAAACATCTGCTCTGTATAGAAAAATCCTTGCGGGCATCCACACGAAGGAAACGCGGGTTTCTATCGGCGATACGGGCTTTCTTGTGGACAAACGGGGAAATGGAATCACGTTCGGCGGCACCCGCATTCTGGTTGGGGCTTCCGGCGCAGATGCCGGATACGGAATGAACATCCTCGCGTCGGTAGAAACTACCGGCGCGATTTTCGATGGGAACGAGCCGACCGTCGGCAATGTAATAAGCCGGGAGTGCGACATTAAAATGCTGAAACCCTCCGGGAACATTGAAGGAATGTCCCGGATTGCGGTTTATGTAAGGCTTGTCAGCGATAACGGCGAATGCTCCGAGTGGCTCCCGCAGGGCGTATTTTATGCGGATTCCATCGACCAGGACGCTGACGAGGACGATGTGCAGTGGCTTAAAATCCACGGATACGACGCTATTCTGTTCGCTGAGCAGGATTACCCAGCAGACAGCAAATTGACATGGCCAGCAAAGGATATAGACGTTGTGCGGGAGATCGCCCAGGCAATGGGCATAACGCTAGACCAAAGGACGGCGGAGATTATGCGCAACGCCTATCCTGTCCAGTACAATCCGGAATATACTTGCCGGGAATATCTTGGATATATCGCCGCCATGTACGCCGGGTGCTTTCTCATGAGCGAATCGGGGGAATTGCTTCTGGTATGCTTCTGGAATATCCCAAAAGAAACCCGCTACCTGATCGACACCCACGGCTACGCCATTACGTTTGGAGGTGACAGGATCGTTGTCTGACGTGATCAATGTCCGAAAATCGCTTTCGTCTCTGGAAAAGCAAGACACTTTCAACGGATATTCAAAAGTCGTTGTTGTCGTGTCAGATGAAATGGAATACTCAGCCGGAACCGACAGTGGAAGAACGCTTACTTTGGACTGCCCGTGGGGTACACAAAAAATGGCTGAGGATATTCTATCTAGAATCCAAGGCTTTCAATACCAGCCGTATACCGCCGATGGCGCACATATCGACCCGGCGGCGGAGATTGGAGACGGATTTGCCGCCGGAAACTTATACAGCGGGATATACTCCAAAAACGTTTCCCACGGGGCACTGTACACGGCGAATGTATCCGCACCCGGCGGCGAAAAAATCAATTATAAGTACGAGTACAAAACACCTACGCAGCGCAAAATTGAACGCCACTATTCCGAAATGAAGTCCACGTTCAAGGTTCAGGCCGACCAGATTTCCGCCGAAGTCTCTGCCCGTATCGAACAGGGGAACGAGCTCACCTCGCGGCTGGACATTCAGAGTGACCAGATTTCCGCGCGGGTGACCAAAACCGGCGGTGACAGTTCGTCCTTCGGTTGGGAGCTGCTTGACGATTCCTGGACGGTCAAGGCCAATAATACCACGGTGTTCCAGATCACCAAGTCCGGCGCAGAAGTCCGTGGAAAGATCACCGCCCTTAGCGGAAAAATCGGCGGTTTCGACATCCAATCGGACTACCTGAGCTATAACAATCAGGTCTGGAACGGCACCAACAGCCGGGGTATTTACATTGGTGTAAACGGCATTCAGTGCGGCTCTGAGGCTAACGGCGTGCAGATTACGCCGACCGGAAATCTGTACGCTGAGAATGGCTATTTCCGGGGAAGCGTCAGCGCTGGTATGATTGACTACGGTGGCAACGATGGATACCTTGACGGGTCAGGGCTTGCCAGTCACAGTGTCTACGGCTCGGAAATCGGCTACAACACCATATCCACGGCCTATACCAGCGGAGGTATCAACACCTCGCTTGGGTATGCGGATTTTGCAAATGGTGTGTTCAATGGGTGGAATACGGCATCTATGTTATCAACCGAAGACAGAGGACTGATAATTGGAGGCCATACGATAGCTGTAGCTTCTACATCGTTTAGGGATGGAAACGGCAGAACAATATCTCTACAATACCTAACATGGATTTGATATGACCGATTATACTAGGAGGTTTCTATGGAAAAACTGAAAACCGCAACAGGAAAAGAGTTTGATTGCGATTATTTTAACCCCTTTCCTCAGGCGAGGCAAATCAATCTGCGGGTACTGAATACGCCGCTGCCGACAGTGGCAACTGTGTTTGCTGACCCGCAGGAAACCGTGCAAATGTGGTGGGAAGAGCAGTACGCCGCCCAATATACGAAGCTAATCGCTATCGTACCGGAAACCGGCGCGGTGCGTGTGGTGCTGGGAAAGGAGTAAAAATGAACCCTGTAATGAAACTTAGGGCAGTCCTGAATACCCTTGAGGGCGTTCAGGTCGCAGGACGGGAAAACTGGGACAGGATGCTGGGAAGTATGCAGGCCATTGAAGAAGTGGTGCAGGCGCTGTCTGCGCCTCCTGCGCCCGAAAAAGAGACTGACGTTGAGGAGGGATGACTTATCGCAGATAAAGCAATATCCGAGCTGATTGCAGCGGAACAGATAAAAGCCGCTGACCTTTTCGTCCTGGAACAGGACAACGCGGCAAAGAAGCTGACGGGACAAATTCTGCTGAACTGGCTGACCGCCGCCGCTGACGGCCATGGCGGTATCAGCAGCATCGTGAAGCAGTCTACCAGTGGCCTGACGGATACATACCGCATTACCATGGCAGACACCACGACCTTTGATTTCCCCGTTAAAAACGGCAGAGGCATTACCGGAGTTTCCAAAATCTCCACCAGCGGGCTGGTAGACACGTACCGGATTACCTACAACGACAGCACCAACAGCACGTTTACCATCACGAACGGCGCGAAAGGTGACAAGGGCGACAACGCATACGTCTGGATTCGGTACGCGGCGCAGGAGCCGACGGCAGCTTCTCACAACTTCGGTGTTCTCCCTGACAACTGGATGGGCGTATACAGCGGCAATTCCGCAACCGCCCCAACGGACTGGACGAAGTATCAGTGGTTCGAGATCAAGGGCGAAAAGGGCGAAAAGGGTGATGCCGCAAGGATGACAAACCACAGCACAACCTATATGGTATCCGATTCGGGTACAATCGTCCCCTCCGGCTCGTGGCAGCCGGAAATCCCCAACGTCCCCCAGGGCAAATACCTGTGGACACGGACGGTGCTGACCTTCAACACCGGCAGCCCCGTCACCTCTTACTCCGTCTCCCGCATGGGCTTGGATGGCACCGGTGCTGTATCCAAAGTGTGCGGCAAAGAACCTAACTCCAATGGCAACGTTGAGCTAGAAGCTGAAAATGTTGGGGCATTGCCTAGTGCTGGCGGTTTAATGACCGGAAATATTGTCATGAACTCCCATCAAATCAAAGTATTAGGTGCGCCCACGGACAGCGCTGATGCTGCAACCAAGGGGTACGTAGATACGGCGTTAAGTAATGCTAAAACGGTTGCAAAGACTGCAACGTTAACTGCTGCCGGTTGGTCTGCCAGCGCCCCGTATACCCAGTCTGTTACGGTCTCCGGTCTGACGGATACAAAACGTGCGATGGCTTATCCAGTGTACGGGAGTAACACGGAGACCAATCTGACGTTGAAAGAGGCGTGTGGCATGGTCAGCTTCGCTTCCCGGTCCGGTAACGTGCTGACGTTTACCTGCCTTGAGGACAAGCCCACGGTGAATATTCCGATTACGGTGGAGGTGTACGTATGAGCATTGCAGTGCCTTTATATGGATTTGGTGCCAGCGGCGGAAGCCCCAACAAATCGACAATAATTGTGACCGCCCCCACAGGTTCCACTGTAACCTGTAAAATGGGGTCAACCACAAAAACAGCTTCCGAAAAAAATGGTACGTGGACGTTTAGCGGTCTGGACATTGGTACATGGACTATTACTGCTACAAAGGGCAGCAGTATCGCAACCCAAGACGTCGACATTACTCGTTTAACTGTAGAGTATGTCACAATAACGTACTTCTCAGCTACAATCAACGTCACTTACCCTGCGGGATCAACTTGTACGTGCAGTGATGGAACTACAACCCTTACTGCTCCAAACACCAGTGGTTCGTGGACATGCATAGTCTATAATGCAGGAACTTGGACGGCGACAGCTACGGATGGGGATAAGTCAAAAAGTGCCGATGTCGTGATAACCACCGACGGCCAGACCGAGAGTGTCACGCTACTATATATCACTTATCTGTTCAAGGACGGTGAAACTTACGATTCGCTGACCGGCGGGTGGCAAGGAACGGTTGATGCTGAAAAGCAAGCACTACAGCTTATTGTCCAAGCGGGAAAAACACAAAATGTGTATACGAAAAGCAAGGTTGATATGACTGATTACAGCACCATATCCGTTAAGACCGACGCAAATGTTCCTGGCGTAAGTCTTTCCTTGATTATTGAGGATTCCATCGCAGCAAGTAAGCCGGTGGCAAAGGCAGAGCTCGATACCGCCTCGGATGAAGTAAGCCTCGATATATCCAACATCACCGGTAGCCACTTCATCCGGCTCTATTCGTACTCTGAAAAAGGCGGCAGCCGGTACGTCTACGAAGTCTCTATGCAGTAGGGGGTGTAACGCTTGAAAACAATTTATATTGGCTCAGAATTTAAGTGCTACGTCACCTCTGGAGAAGGGCGGACACAGGTAGAAACAGACGCATTCGACGGTAAGTGCGACGCCTACATCGAGGGCTACCGCTTCATCCCGGCAGGGCAGACGTGGACACGTGCTGATGGCGTGGTGTTCACCGGTGAGATGATCGCCCCGTGGAAGCCGTGGGCGGAGCTGGACGCCGCTCAGCGGGAGTATGAGCGTGAGCAATACCAAACAGTTGCTGCTCAGAATACCGAATACGAAGCCGCATTATCCGAGATCGAAACTGCTCTGGGGGTGAACGCATGACCATCGAAGAACGCAAAAACGCCATCCTTGCTAAAATCGCGGAAATGAAAGCCAGCGGCGGAGAGGAACAGCTGAAAGAGCTGGATGAAGCCTACAAGAAAGGGGTTGACAGTCTGTGACGCAAGAGGAAAGAAAAAGCATCATGTATGCCCAGGGGCGGGCGAACGCGCTTGCCTTGCAGGAGAAAGCCCCTGACATGACAGGCACCGAACTGAACGCGGCGGATAGCGACATTCCCAGTTTTAAGGCCGCTGTCGCAAACAAAAACATGCTGGAGCGCAAGGCCGGGTTTGTGTGCCAATCATCTGCTGGCCGTGTGGTGCGGCTGGTGCAGCCCTATGACAGTACTATCTACACCAAGGAGCCGGAGGAACTTCCTGCACAGTGGGGGTTTGCTTGGAGCACAGACCCAGCGAAAGCGTTGCCGTTCGTTGCCATGTCTACCAGCCCCTACAATAAGGGCGACTGCTGCACGGAGGGCAGTAAAGTGTACCGCTCCACGTTGGACAATAATGTATGGTCGCCGTCCGCATACCCTCAGGGCTGGGAAGAGGTGAACGTATGACGGTAAAGCAAATTCAGTGCTTGCTCGCCTATCTGGGCTATTCTCCCGGCTCGATTGACGGCGTTGAGGGCAGGAACACCCAAGGGGCTGTCCGGGCGTTTCAGGCAGACTACGGGCTTGCCGTGGACGGGATACCGGGTGCGGCTACCCAAAAAATGCTCATCGGTGCTATCGCCGGGACGGCGGTAAAGGTGGAGAAGCCGGAGAGCAGCGACGCGCCAAAGACCGGGACGTTCTGGGATGATATCCGGTATTTCACCCGGGAGGAATTCCGGTGCCAGTGCGGCGGGAAATACTGCAACGGCTTCCCAGCAGAACCCGCAGAGGAAACCGTCCGCATGGCGGATGAGATACGCCGTCGGGCTGGGGTTCCCCTGAATGTGAATTCCGGTGTTCGGTGCAAGCAGCACAACGCCGAGGTGGGTGGGGTATCCAACTCCCTGCACACCACGGGACAGGCCGTAGACCTCTCGGGGGCTATCTCCCCGGAGAAGCTGTATGCCATAGCCCAGGAGGTGCAGGCCGAGAAAATCCCCGGGCGGGGCGGTCTGGGGCTGTACGGATGGGGGATTCACGAGGACAACGGGAAGTACAGCCGGTGGAACGGCTGAGAAACAGGAGGACAACCATTTGAGCGAATGGATCAAAACCGCTATTACCATTCTGCTGGCGTTCGTGGGTTCGGCGGGCTTCTGGGGATTCTTGGAGGCCCGCCGGAAGAAGAACGATGCGAACACCCGGCTGCTGGTGGGAATGGCCCACGACCGTATCATTTACCTGGGGATGAAGTACATCGAACGTGGATACATCACCAAAGACGAATATGAAAACCTCAATGACTACTTATACGAACCATACGCCGCCGCTGGCGGGAATGGCTCTGCAAAAAGAGTTATGGAGGAAGTGCGCAAAATACCGTTGCATAATTAAGGAGGAAAACAAAATGATTAACTGGATTGTACGCATCAAAAACAAGAACTTCTGGCTGGCCGCGATTCCCGCGCTGCTTCTGCTGGTGCAGACGGTAGCCGCCCTGTTCGGCTTTACGCTGGACTTGGGCGAAATCGGCGACAAGTTGCTGGCCGTGGTGAACGCCGTGTTTGCCCTGCTGGTGATTCTGGGCGTGGTCAATGATCCTACCACCGCCGGTATCGCTGACAGCAAACTGGCAAGAACCTACAGTTCCCCAAAGGAGGACTGATGTGATAAGTGGATAAAGTCCCGTGGAATCGGGTAATTTTGGATGAGTTCTGTTCTCTGGCGATTCTCACGCCGCTGGAGGAAAAGATCATCCGCACCCGAGCCGCCGGATGGAGCCAGACAAAACAGTGCCACAAGTTTTGCGTGTCCCAAGCCACTATCACAAGAACGGTTAAAAAGTTGCGGATAGAATATGAATTGTGCAGAAAGTACAGTGACAAGCTCCCTGAAAATCTGAAATTCTGATTCTGCGTGACGATTTATTGACGATTTGTTGACGAAATCCCGACGAGTAGATGATGATTCTACCGTCGGGATTTTTGTTATTCTATAGGTAGAAGGTGGCCACCTCCTAATATTTTGAAGGAGGACTTCTATATGTCTCTAAATTTCACTGCTGCTGACCGCGTGGGCGGTATCGGCGGCTACATCGGCGGCATTTCCACCCTGCTGGGCATGGCGAACGGTGGCATTTTCGGCGGCAACTGCTCCGAGGGTGACCACGTTGTGAACCGGTATGAAGCAGGACAGGCGGCTGAGATCGCGGCGCTCAAGTCCGATATCAAGCTGCGAGACGCCAACACCTATACCGACCAGAAGATACTGGACATGTACCAGTATCTGGATGGCCGTCTGCGTGGCGTTGAGGGGCAGATTTCCGCTCAGGCGGTTGTCAATGCCCAGATCACCGCAAACCTCAGCTGCATGCAGAACACCCTGAACACGCTGTCCGGGCTGACCAAGACCGTGATTCCCATTGGGAATGTGTGCCCTGAACCGATGCCCGCAAAGAACAGCTGGACTGCGCCCACTGCTGCCGCTGCTGGCTAATCCAAACGGGGCGGCAATCGCCGCCCCGACAATAATCGGAGGTAACTATGGTTTCAAAAGAACGTTTTGTAAACGGGGCGCTTCGGTATGTGGAGCAGGAGGTTCTCCCCCACTTTCCGGAAATGAAAGCCGTCGTTGTCGCCGGGGTGGTAGCCCTGTATGCCAAGAGAACGCCGCAGATTTTTGAAAAGCTGGAAAGCATTCCCGCCGTCAAAATGCTGAGCGTGTTGGAGGACGGAAACATCGACGAGGACGCGCTTTACAACGCATTTGCCCCGCAGATTCGGAAACCGCTGGAATTTGACATCCCGTTTGTCGGCAAGCTGTCCTTTGACCGGGCAGAGGTTGACAAGCTTCTGAGATACATAAAGGAGGCGTAAGCCATGAAAGAAATCAAACTGCTGATGGAGCACATTGAGGACGAGCTGGAGGACGCGCACACCTACGCAGAGCTGGCCGTGGAATACAAGCACGACGACCCGGAGCTGGCAGACCTGTTTTACAGGCTGAGCGGGGAGGAAATGAACCACATGAACGCCCTGCACAAGGCCGTTGTTTCCCACATCGAGGAATACCGCAAGCAGAAGGGCGAACCGCCTGCGGCCATGATGGCGGTGTATGAGTATCTGCACAGGCGGGATATTGAACGGGCGGAAAACGTCGGAGTGGTGCAGGGGCTGTATAAGCGGTAAGCGTGGCAAATTTCGTGTCAAATGGCGTGTCAAATTTGGTACGAATAAACGCTTGGAAGTGGCAAGAAATAACTCGAACGTACAAATATTTTCTAGGCATAAATGTTTATATTTCACCGTGAAAATGTAATAAAGCAAGAAAACAGCCCTGGAATATGTTTCCGGGGCTGTTTTGATGTGGTGGAGCCGAGGGGAATCGAACCCC